AGATGGATGATAAAGCAGTCGAGACCTCCGTCATCGCCAGCGCGGCGGGCGCGGCCTCGGGCGCGTCGGCGGTCGTCACACAAGAGATCGAGAAAGACCCGCTGCCGCATGAACTAGAGAGCGATCTCGCCCAGGCCAAGGGCGCGGTGGGCAAGCTGCACACCTTCATGCAGAACCTCAGCGGGGTCGAAAGTCTCGTCAAGGCCGACTTGGTTGCAGTGCTCAACGAAGCAGGCAAGTACCTGTCGAAGCTGGTGTGAGGTCCAACCAACCATGAAAAAACGGCTGTCACCCAAGGCGCTCAAGCGCCTGCAAGACGAAGCAGAGGCTTGCCGCGCCATGGGTGACGGTCTGCTTGCGGCGGCGCTTGAGCTTCTGCTCAAGTGGTACATGGATGAAGTAAAGAAAGACGGTCATGGCAACTAGTATAGTCAGCTATACGCCGCCACCGACTGTCAGGTCATTCATTAAGGATCACCGCATTGGTGATCTGTTCTACTCGTGGATTGTCGGACCTGTTGGGTCTGGGAAGACCACAGGTCTGTTCTTCAAACTCATTCTCATGGCGAGCCTACAGGCTGCGAGCCCAGACGGGATCAAGCGCACGCGCGCCGTCATCGTGCGAAACTGCTTCGACGACGAGACGGAGATACTCACCGAGAAGCGGGGGTGGAGGCTATTCAAAGACTTGGTTGACGACGACAAGGTGGCGTCTCTGGTGGGTGATGAGACCGTTTTCGTTACGCCAACACTCAGGCATGAGGCTCCGTATAAGGGTAAAATGCTCGGTTGTCGCAAACAGAACTTGGACTATCTCGTCACTCCCGACCACAATATGTGGACAGCGACGGTCAATGGGCGAACGAAAGAGCGTGGTCCTTACAGGTTCGAGCCGGCGCGGGACATGCATGGCAAGACCAACCGCGAATTTAGGACGACAGCGGAGTGGTGCGGTGGCGATGCCCAGGGGCTCAGCGTCAGCGACGCTGAGTTTCTGGGGCTCTGGCTAGCTGAGGGGAGTGTCGCGGAGGTGGGGCGGCGGCGCTACGTCACAATCACGCAAACGAAGCACAAGGAGTATGTGCGCGACGTGCTGACGGCGGCTGGGTTCGAGTGGGGTGAGTTCGATACGGGCGGGGGCGGCGTTAATTTTCAGTTGCGGCGGAATGACGTATTCGACCGCTGGTTTCCTCGGCTGAGGCCGCTAGGGACACAGCTAGGGCGGTACATACCTGCCTGGGCTAAAAACCTACCTGCCGACCACTTGAAGGCGCTGGTGGACGCTTATGTGGTCGGGGACGGCCATCGTGCGACGACGACGCGAGATACGACACGTATGTGGACGGCCTCGAAACAGTTGGCGGATGACCTTCAAGAAATAATTTTTCGCTCAGGAAGTATGGCTGTGGTCACGACGCGAGTGCGATCAGATGTTTATACGTATCCGCAAGGCACTTTGCACGATACTGAGACGATGTTGCATTGTGTGACATTGTATACAGATGGTCGTTCGCGGCCCCAGCCGCAGAATAAAGATGACTTTTACGAAGTAGACTACGATGGTATGGTCCGGTGCGTAGAAGTTCCGTCGCACATTATTTACGTTAGAAGAAACGGCAAGGCATTTTGGTCATCAAACACGATGCCTCAGTTGAAGGACACCACCCTCGTGTCCTGGGGCTACTGGTTCAAGGATGGTACAGCCGGTCACTGGAACGCCACGGACAAGATTTTCACTCTGAGGTTCGGCGACATCGAATGCATAGTGATGTTCCGCGCTCTCGATACACCCGAAGATATTTCGCGAGTGCTGTCGCTCGAAATAAACTTCGCGATCTTGGATGAGTTCGTTGAGATACCACGGGCCATCGTGGATGCTCTCTCAGCGCGGTTAGGGCGTTACAAACAACCTGACGGCACGCCCGTAACGATTTGGGGTATGTGGGGCTCATCCAACCCAAGCACGGAAGACAATTGGTGGTTCGACTATCTGCATAACTCGCGAGAGTACACAGTACGCAAGGGCTTCGCGGATAGAGTGCTCCAACTGGAGTACGACGCGGAGGTCACAGCGCGCGAGGGTCAGTTGCCCAACGCGACCTACTTCCACCAGCCCTCGGGGATGGGCGATGAAGCCGAGAACCTCGAGAACCTTCCGGGCGGGTCGGCGGCCACACCCCTGGGTGGACGACGCTACTATGTGTCTGCGGCCAAAGGAAAGAGCGAAGCCTGGGTTCGACAGTTCGTTGACGCCGAATGGGGCTTCAGCATCGCCGGCAAGTCCGTCGTGTCAGGCTTCCGCGCGGATGCGCACGTGGCCAAGCGGTCGCTCGTCTACAACCCGTTCCTGCCACTGGTGGTCGGGCTTGATCCAGGCATTACAGGGTCGGCCATGCTCTTGGGCCAGTTGGACTTCGACGGGCGGCTGAAGGTGTTCGCGGAGCTTTGCCAGCAAGGCATGGGTGCGGCGCGGATGATCAAGGAGCGGCTCGTGCCCATGCTGCGCATCCGGTTCCCCAACATTCAGGAAGTCGTTATCGCGCCTGATCCGGCCGCTGCGAATAGAACGCAGACCGACGAGCGCACGGTGGTAGACGAGTTCAAGAAACACTTCAGAGTAGTCATCGAGACTAACAACCGCTTACCGCTGCGACTGGATGCGATAGACTTCTACGCATCTGGATATACAGAGGGGTTTCCCAACCTTCAGATTGACCCATCTTGCGTGGACCTCATCCGGGCGCTCAAGGGCGGCTGGCGCTACGCCGTCGACACCAAGAAAGACACTCTCAAGGGCGCGGAGCCCGAGAAGAACCAGTACAGTCACGTAGGTGATGGCTTCGGATATCTATGTCGATACTTCCACAGAGGTATGCAAAGAGAAGAGAAGTATGGTAGGCAACGACAGCAACGCAGTTTTGGACGCCAGATAGTGGCTGCGTCATCGTACCACGTCAGATAGCGAGAAAAGCGCATGGACACCAAGCCGCCATCCAATGCCGCCGTGGCCCTCGCGACCATCACGCCTCCGAGCGTCAGCGTCCCCGATCCCGATAGCTCGCCCCTGAGGGTGATCAGCCCCGACGCGCTGAAGGCGCTCGGGCAGCAGTTGGGTACGCTCTTCATGAGCTACGCCACCGACAGGCGCATCCTTGAGCTTCGATGGCTCAACAACCAGCGGCAGTATCTCGGGATATACGACCCTGAGGTCGAGACGATGCTGCAACCCAACAGGTCGCGCGCGTATCCCAAAGTCACGCGCACCAAAGTGATCTCTGTCGTCTCGCGCATCATGAACCTGATGTTCCAGGGCAACGAGGACAACTGGTCGCTGAAGGCCAGCCCGTGGCCGGACATCACTGAGATTGAAGTTCAGGAAGCCATGGATGATGCAGCGAAGGCCGATCAGCTTGCCGGCACGGAGACGGTCGTTGATCTCGACTATGCGCTGGCCGCTGTGCAGCGCTACGCGGAGAAGCGGTCGTGTGTGCTCAAGGACTTGATCCGTGGACAGCTTGCGGAGTTGGGCGGGTCGCAGGCCAGCGACTACGTGTCGCTCAACCGGCAAGTGCTAGTGTCAGGTGTGATGTACGGCCCCGGCGTCCTCTACGGCCCGTTCGCCAAAGAGGCCGAGAGCGTGACGTGGCGGATGGTCAACGGCAAGCTCACGCCGAAAAAGACCAAGGTGTACAAGCCGTTCTTCGAGTTCCTGACCGTTTGGGATTTCTACCCCGATCTGAGCGCGAAGACGCTCGACAAGATGGATGGGTTCTTCGTGCGCCGCGTGCTCACGCGCAATCAGCTTCGCGAGCTTGGCGACCGGGGCGACTTTTTCAAGGATGTAATTGACCAGTTCATCGCTGCCAACCCGGTCGGCAACTACCGGCCGCAGACCTATGAGCAAGACTTGCGGACGATGGGCATCAAGACCAACGTCAACGAAATGAAGATCGAAACGCTCAAGTATGAAGTGATGATCTGGAACGGACCCCTGTCGGGGCGGATGTTGCAGAGCGTCGGCTGCGACGTGCCGGAAGCGAAGATGGCGCGCGACATTGACGCTGAGATATGGATGTTGGACAGCAACGTCATCCGGGCGATCATCAATCCCTGGCGCGAGCTTGATGTCGACGTGCCGATGGCTCACACGTTCCTCTACGACGAGGACGACACCAGCCCCATGGGCCAGGGCTTGCCCAACGCCATGCGCGACAGTCAGATGATGGTCAGCGCGGCCACGCGGATGCTGCTCGACAACGCCTCGGTCGTGTGTGGCCCCAACCTGGAGGTCAACATGGACCTGTTGTCTCCCTCGAATGACGACCAATCAATATCGTCATACAAGACATGGCGGCGCGAGGGCACAGGACCCGACGCACAGTGGCCCGCAGTTCGCAACGTGCAGATCGACGCTCACCTGGACCCACTGCTCAAGGTGGTTGAGCTTGGGCTCAAGTTTGCCGACAGCGAGACCTTCGTGGGTCCCGCGACAGGCGGCGACATGGATAAGTCGCCCTCTGAGCCCATGCGCACCGCTGCTGGCGCGAGTATGCTCCGGGGCGACGCGGCGTTGCCGTTCAAGGACGTGATCCGGTCGTTCGACAAGTTCACGATGAGCGTCATCCATGCGTTGGTGCAGTTCAACCGTAAGCTCAATCCGACGCTCGCGCCGGATGGCGACTATGATGTAATCGCGCGCGGTGCTACATCCTTGATGGCCAAGGAAATGCGCGGCATGGCGGCGGACAGCCTCGCGCAGACCCTCAAGCCTGAGGAAATGATCCACGTCGATGGGCGCAAGCTCGTGGCGGCGAGGATCAAGGCGCGCGATATGGATGACATCCTGGTCACGGCGGATGAGGCGGCGCGGCGCAAGCAGGCGCAGGATCAGGCGGCGGCGCAGCAGTCCGACCAGCAGACCAAGATGCTCGAAGCGCAAGTGCGCGAGATGCTCGCCAGCGCGTTCAACAAGATCGCGCAGGCGCAGAAGAACACAGCGATGGGCGACGCCGCCACAGTGAACGCGGCGCTGCAACTCATGGAGAAGGGCGTTCAAAATGCTGTCAGCATCACTCAGAACGCGGGACAGGGAACAGGAACTTCTGGCAACCCTGATCCGGGGCAAAGTGACCTTGGAGGGGGAAGCCCTCAGGGAGTTGCTGGCCCACAAACTGGAACAGGTCAAGCTCAAGCTAATGGACTACCCCCCGCACCAACTCCCGGTGCTTCAGGGTGAGGCGCAATGCCTCACTTGGTTACTCACGAAAATCAACCCCTAGGAGATAAATCATGGCCGATGAGTTCAGCGCTGCTTTTGACGACATCCTGAAGTTGGGCGACGAAGAGCCCAGCCTGGACTTCGGCAAGGAAACCCCGACGACCGCCGCGCCGATCCCGGCGAGCGCTGAACCCCCGGCTCCGGTCGAACCCCCGGCTCCGGTCGAACCCCCGGCTCCGGCAGACGAGCTTGAATTGCCGATCCCCGGCGCGGTCGCGCCCGAGCCTGTCGTCACGCCACAGACCCCCGCACTGGATGACGCCGCCGTGGACCGCCTGCTGGCCGGTCTAGCGGCGAAGGTGCGCCCACCCGAGCGTCAGCAGTCGCAGCAGCGCCAGCAAGGCCCTGCGCCGCTTGTGACGGCGGCGGAAGCTGAGATGATCAGCAGGTATTATACCGATTGGGAAGACGTGGCCAGGGCGAGCGAGGTCGTGCTCCGGGCGGCGCTGACCCAGCAGAAGCAGGCGATCTATGCCGAAATGGCGGCGGTGCTGCGTCCGAAGCTCGACATGATCGACGCGCTGGCGACCCGCGCCCAGCTTGCCTACTTCGAACAGAAGGTGCCGAACTACGATACAGTGGCCGAACAGATTGGTCCCTGGGTAAACAGCCAACCAGACTACTTGCGTAATGCTTATCTGAGTGTTATGCAAAGCGGCACAGAAGATCAGGTATTGGACCTGATCGGACGATACCAGCAGGCGACCGGGGCGACGCAAGCCGCTCAGCCGCCTGTGAGACAGGCAACTGAGTTGTCCCCGGCTGCTAAACAAGCGGCGGCTAGGCTGGCTCCAATCAGTTCCAAGAGAGCTACGACCACGGCGATTGCGCCCGCCATAGACTACGACAGCGCTTTCGAAGAGGCCGTGAAGTCTATCTGACCTGAAAGGAAGCCTAGATGGCCAACATTACGAGTTATGGTGACATTTCCCCGGCAGTTGCCGCCTACAGCGTCGTGAAGATGCTGAAGCGCGCTCTGCCGTATCTTCATATCGAGAAGTTCGGCCAGACCTACCCCTTGCCGACGAACTCGACGCAGACCGCGAAGTTTCGTCGTTACTTCATGACCGGCGCGGCCGGCGCGGCGGGTCCTGACAACGGCGCGGGCACCAACGGCGCGGGCACCGCGTTCTATAACCCGCTGGCGACCACGCCACTGGTTGAGGGCGTCACCCCGGCTGGCAGCACCTTGACGAACCAAGATTACACCGTGCAGCTTCAGCAGTACGGGGACTTCATGGTCATCACCGACGTGGTGGAGGACACCCACACCGATCCGGTGCTCACCACCATGACGGAAGTCTTAGGTGAGCAGGCCGCGCAGACCGTCGAGGCGCTGCGCTTCAACGTGCTCAAGGCCGGAACCAACGTGTGGTATCAGGGCGCTGTGGCGTCGCGCTCGCTCGTTGCCGGCGCGATCACGCTGGCCGATCAGCGCAAGGTGACGACGGGTCTGAACCGCCAGAACGCGAAAAAGATCAGTCAGGTTGTCGCATCCACCACGGCGTTCAACACGAAGTCGGTCGAAGCGGCCTACATGGCGATCTGCCATCCCGATCTGGAAAGCGACATCCGCAATATGTCGGGCTTCATTCCAGTGGCGAGCTACGGCCCGCACACCAGCCCGTTCGAAGGCGAGATCGGGTCTGTCGAACAGGTGCGCTACTTGACCAGCACCATGTTTTCCCCGTTCCTCGCGGGCGGCGTGGTCATTGCGAGCGCGCCGACGTTGCGCTCGGTTGCCGGCGTCAATATCGACGTGTACCCGATCCTGATCTTCGGGCGGGATGCGTTCGGCATCGTCCCCCTGAAGGGGAAGAGTTCGATGACGCCGATGGTTGTCAATCCGAAGCCCGCCGCTGGCGATCCGCTCGGCCAAAGGGGCACAGTTGGCTGGAAGCTCTGGACCGCCACAGTGATCCTGCAAGACGCGTTTATGGCCCGTTTGGAAGTCGGCTGCACAGCCTAAATTTCCTCTTGACAGGTAACGTGGTAGGAAATTACACTCTCTAGGCTGAAAAGTCAAGGGAGTGTGTTTTGGAAGCGTCGGAAGTTCGGGAACTGTTCGACTACGATCCGGTGACGGGTCTTTTGCGGTGGAAGGTCTCACGAGGGCCTTGTAGGGCGGGGGACGTTGCCGGGTCTCCAGGGTCGAACGGGCGGTACATTCAGGTTCGGTTCGCGGGAAAGTGGTATCAAGCTCACCGTCTGGCGTTTGCATGGATGGAGGGTAGATGGCCTGAGCCCGAAACCGATCACGACAACAGAGACGGACTTGATAATCGGTGGAAGAACCTACGAGAAGCAACGAAGTCTCAGAACGCCGCGAACCGGAAAGTAGCTACCACGAACAAGTCGGGGTTGAAGGGTGTGATTGCTAAGACCCGATATGGCGTCACCAAGTATGAGGCACTCATCAGGTTGGATGGTAAACGAAAACATTTGGGGCGGTTCAGTACGCCCCAAGAGGCCCACGCGGCTTATGTGGCAGCAGCAGAAGTCTACCACGGAAAGTTCGCAAATTCTGGAGCTACCACATGACCACGCAAATTATTGACGCTTCCCTGCACGTCGCTTCGTTCCCGACGACGTACACTGGCCCCGGAACCCTGATCGGCAACTGCATCCAGTCGGGTGGCGATGAGACCGATGTTCACGGCTATTTCACGGCGACCGGCAACGCCGTGCAAATCAACCTCGGTTTCCAGCCGATGCACGCCAAGATCGTGGACGTGACCGGCGTCATCGTCTGGGAGTGGATGTACGGCTTCCCGGCGACCGACACCTTGAAGGTCGTCACGGCAGGCACGCTCACGGTCGACACCACGTCGGCCATCGTGTCCACCGATCAAGGCGGCCTCACCAACATTGATGGCAACTGGATATTGACGTTGAGCGCCGCGCTCTGCGTCTCGACCCACGTCATCGCGTTCCACATCGAAGGCTAATCTCTCCCACGAGGCGGCGACCTGGGGGAGTGCTCGTGCGAGTGCTCCCCTTTTTTCTTCAGAGAGGTACATCCATGGACATCGTAGTAGCGCGAAATATTCACGGTCAGGCGGTCGCCTTCGAGGTCGACGGCGAACCCATCGAGATCGACGCCAGTTCTCTTGCGGAAGCGTCCATCGGTGGTGCGAGCGGTTCAGCCGCCACCAGTGCGGCGGGCGCGGTGACGCTGAACAACGCTTCGGCGGGTATGATTACCACTGAGAGCGTGTCGACGGCGGCGG